GAGTGGGAAAATGATAGTAATGATAGTTATTTCAAATGGAATGATTGTATCTGTGATATGTTAGACAATGACATTATCGAGAGTTTAAAGGTAGATTTCAAATTGTATTTTGAAGCAGTACAAAACACTGAAGTATAGTAGTATCAACGGTTTGACAAGATGAAAGAAGGATTTTATTAGGTATATAGACTAGGAGGTCTAAAGATGAATATTTTAAGAAAAACAATGGAAATGCTAAATGATAACAACATCAGTTTCGATGAATTTTATAATTTTTTAAGTCAAAATGAACTAGGCTATTGGGATGAAGTTAATTCAAGAGATATCATAGAAATGTATATAAATGAAAAAATTAATGAAGGAATTATTGTTTCTCATATGCTAGAAGCTTTGGAAGAAAATTTAAACTGTAATGTATTTAGTGTGTGGTTAGGAAATAGCATGGAAACACCTTATGCAATTGAAACAAAAAATGAATTACTAGAAGCGTTAGACATCGAACTAGAAGGCGTTGAAGGAAAAGAAAATTATATTACAGAAGGTATTTTTACATGGTACGACTTACAACTAAAACAACCGTTTAAAGTAGCAAAGGAAAATTTACAACTTGCAGAAAATGAAGACGATTGTATTATATTGAGATTTACAGAAAATTATATTGAATGTTACAATGAAGATTGTGAAAAATGGTTTTTATGTGTAATCGATTCAAATGATTTGTTTGAGCTTAAAATCTTAGAAAAAGCTAAATTGACAACGGATGTTAAATGGGTATTCTAAACAAGATGAAATAACAATTTGATTGTGTGTAACAAACTATTATAGACTAGGAGGTCTAAAGATGAGAATTTTAAAAATATTAATGGCTTGGGCATGTATGATACTTGTATCAATTTTATTTCCAATTTTAGTTATATTCTTTGATTATGAAATGTCATTAGAATATAAAAACAGATGAAATAAGCATTCTATGAGGTGATGAGATGGAAAAAATAACAAAGCATGACATTGTAACAACTATACTGATGTTTGGTATATTAGCAAGTACTTTTGTATTAATCAGATATGCAAATGATATTAAGACATTACTAGAATTATTATAGACTTAAAGGAGATGACATAAAATGTTTAAATATAAATATCATTATTCTATTATAGGAATAAGAGAAGGAATTGCTTTTGTATATGGCGATAGTGAAAACGATGCTAGAATCAAAGCAAGACTAGATATGATATTTTATAGTGATAGTGTAGATTTTATAATTGATAGTGTAAACCAACTATAAAGGAGTGTAAGAGATGAACAAACAAAACCTAACTACTGAAGATATGGCACTGAATAACCATAACTATTTACTATCGTTAAAAGACATTGAAAAGGAAAACAGAAGAAAGAAACGTAATAGAAAATATAGTAAACATTAATTATTAGAAGGTGAAAACCTTCTTTTTTTATTGTCATTTTTTTAAGATCACATTTTCCAGGAAATTATACTATTATAGTGCACATTTGCAGCAGATTCAATATATACCTAATTCGTGTAGTATCTACAGAATGTAAACAGTGTATATGTATTTAAACCTTACTGTAGACGTCATACGTTCTCTTAAACAAGACTTATGTATAATCTGATACCATTACATTACCCACACATTAAAACGTCTTACGGATTCATATGCTATCAATATACGCTATATATAAAATGTACGTATGATGCATGCATTGGATACAAAATAGTTTGTGTTTTTAGGTATGCTATTATATGGCTTTATTTTAGCTTTTAAGCGTTTTTATTCTATCCTAATACTATCACACCTTAAAAATTACTTTTACGTTTTTAGGTTTTTGTACAATAAAAGTCTTGACATATTAAAATAAATATGAACGTATTGTTTGATCTTTATACACAATTCCAGGAAAATCCAATTGATACTATACTATGATGGTGATATTATATACTATGCAAATATGTAACGGTCATAGACTTGATGCTATAATTAAATTGTAATGATTACACATTAACATAAACTATTAATAGGTGTACTGTTCGCAGAGTACAGTTACTATACTAACAAGGTAGACATTGTAGCAAAGTTTGATCTTATGGAATAGTATACAACAATAGTGTAGTTAGTTTCTATAATGCTCCTACGTCGCACTAAGGTCAAGGGATATTTTATGCCATAAATAAACAGAGATTAGAAGAATAAAAACAAAAGGAGCATAAGTGCATGGTACATGCATAAGTGATAGTGTAACTATCATAAGTATAGTAGTACTTAGTAAACAAAGGTTTTATACCATAAAGTAAAATGATATGATGTATGCTATATTATAAATTGATATGATAATAGTACATGTGTTAGTTGTAGAGTGTATGTCATGCATGGATTAACAGTACACGTCTTGCACTAACGTGCGCTTGTTCGTTACACTCACATTTTTTATAGATGATTTTAAGGGATTAAGGTCAAGTGATTGTGAATGATATACATACAAAGAATGGATTAGGTAGAGAGTGAAGGGTGGAAGGAGTAAAGATGTACATATGGTAGAGTGATAGCAACATGTGAAGTGTATGTAAATAGTATACAAAGAGTAGGTATTAGTAACAAGTATTAATATGAGATGATAGTAGTAAGTATTAGTAGTAGGTACTAATAATACATTGATAGTAGAATAGTTTATGACATGAATTAAAAATAAGTCATTAATAGGTATGTAAAGAGCATACATGCATTGATGAAACAAGACAAACAATAAAGAAAGTAAGAAATAATTAGACGTGTGATAGTCATATGCACTTATGGGAATATGATAGAGAGTAGATAGAGAGAGGAGTGTAAGTACTTTGAAAAACAAAGTAAAGTAAGACATTAGTAAGAAATTTTCTGTTATAGTCGAAATAAGTAACACTATGTTACTAATGTATACCATACAAGTCAAGTATACATTAATCCATTGATAATAGATATCAATTAGACATAATAACCATGATGAAAGATCAAACATTCTGGAATTATCCAATGATACTCATAATCAGTTGAAACGTAGACAGTATAATCACATACTATACACATATTAATTAAGAATGATTATCAATGGATTAATGTATACTATACAAATTAAGTATAGATAGGAGGGGTACTTTTGGAAATGACAATCATTCTCAGTAACCAGGGCAGCCCTATCACATCCACTCACACACCAAACTTATTTTTACATTTCACACATTCCATACACCCCTTACAACAACTACTCTCTAACCAATCCATGCTTACTTCGCACATAATCGTGTATTACTCGACATAGTACAGTTATATCAACCCTTCTACCATCAATGCATGTATACACAATACATAATCCAACATTTCATTAAATACCAACAAATATAGCAAAATTACATCAAATTCAGTCAAACCAACACTCTACGACCAATCCATAAATGGATCACACATCAACTATCGACACATGAAACACCATTGGATCAAAATAAATGAAATAAACACTAAAAAGGTATTGATGGTAGATAGGTAGTTATGCTATAATAAGATGAAACAAACAAAAAAATATCTAAAACACGAATGAGCTTGCGATTGAGTAGACAAACGGTAGTGCGTCAGTGGATCAAAATAAAACATGGGAAAAAGTATTAAATCTACAACTATCAAGCATTTTCAATGGGTACAAGAAATTATGGATTTCTAATTGACTGTTTTTTATTATATATCTTTTATGTTTTATATATAGGAAATTATAGTCAATTAGGGTTTTGGGTTTGTTAATTGGCTAAAAATACAGTAAAAATCAAAAAACAAATTGACTGTCTCATTTTGAGACTGGACATAAATAATGGAATTGGAGGACATATTTGAATGTAGCAAACATAAAAAGTGGAGATGTAATAAATACATATAAAGAACTATGTGAACTCCTGGATATAAAACAATGTGGCGGAGATAGTAAGAAATCACAGGTCAAGAAGATGAAAGAATTATTCTTGTTTGAGCAAAAAGGAAGACGTTTCATTATAAAGGATGTATATAGTGAAAAGCACAGCTCTATATCTAGCGGTCACCTATCCAATGGATTACAAAAAATACTACTCACCAAATTAATAGAAAACAAAACTAATATTATAACAATGAAATATGCAGAGTTAATAGATTGGTTAGGGATTGTAAACAATGCTTATATGAAAAACAAATATAGCAAGTCTACCTTTATAAAGGAAACAGATTATTCAAGTTTTGAATTAGATAAATTTTATGCAGATACGTGGACTGCTCTTAGAGCGAATGTAATATATGCAATTGATGATCTGGATAAAAAGAATATTATACGTAAAAAGAATATGATCACCATATGTTTTAAAGGAACAAATAAAAATAAGATAAGGGTAGTATCTGATAATGAATTTGCTAGAATAAAAGAAATAGAAAAAAAAGTACTATTCAAACATGGGTTAAAAAGTATGGCTGTCGCGCATATGTCCGGTAAGCATAAAGAGGTGTCATCTGAAATAATTGAAAAAGTAAATGAATCTTTTTTAACTGATAACATTTTATATTATTATAATGTAGTTAGAATATCATTAAATAGGAAGATTGTAGATGAACGCTATAAATATGAGAATATAGATCAGGTTCAATCGGAAGTAAATAATAAACTAATAGAAAAGTTTAACTCTCATTTTAATTCAACCAATAATAAAGCTATTAATGAACTGCAGCTTGATATGGTAGCACTGGATGTTTATGAAAGAGATAAATTATCAAACATTGCATCGGATACGTATATTGATAGTATGAAAAGTCTGATTAACCGGCTAATAAAAATAAATTCACCATAATTTTAAAAATATACTAAAAAGGTATTGATGACAGCATGCTAAGTGTGGTATAATAAGATAAGAACAACACAATATAGGGAGGTGACACAATCTAATGACAAAACAAGCTTATGCAATGAACTATTTGCTAAACAACTATGAATCAAACATGGAATTATTACCGGAAGTAATTGAGATGGAATTCAATATGACGGTTAATCAATTTATAGATACATATTTTGAGGAAGATGAAAATGGATATTACTGTAACATTTAAGGAGGAGAAATGAAACAGAGTAAAAATGTAAAACAAATAAGATTAACAGACAATCATATTCTTACATATGATAAATATCAATTTGTATTAAAAACAAGAGTTGCCAGAAAGGGAGATGAGATAGAAGTAGGTAAATACAAAGGTCAATTAGTAAAGGAAGACAATTATAACGATACTTATTTTCCAAATATAAAAATATTATGTAAACATGTATTAGATGATGAATTTAAAGATGTATTTGAGCTACACACAATGATCGAAATAGCAGAAAAATTTGATGAATTAATTAAAAATCCACATAATGATAGGATGGATATTGCTACGGAGTGGTTTGAGACTATAAAAAGCTGGTAAACAGCAAAGATAAGATTAATTTTATTATCGTGAGGGTGCATAATGGTGTTGCCTAGTGTAATTGGTCTAAGGTGATGCAAATGCATGATTTTGAAGGGAGATTGTATGAATAAAGAAGAAAGAAAAGAATCTATAAATTTTTTAATAGGTTGGCATTGTTTAGATCCAGAATATGTTTATAAATTATCCGATGATGAAATAGAGAATGAGTGCCACAAACAGGCTTTAATTGAAACTAATAACTTTTTAGAAGTTTCTGGATTGCGTTTTTCCGATGACGGAGATTTGGAGCCAGATGAAAATGATTGGGAGGATATATTTGAGTCTTAATAAACAAATACATCTATATGGTGTGGGTACAGATTATTTTTTCAGCAAAAAAGAAGACAGGATAAATGATAAATTAATTAAAGCTAGGATAACAAAGAATACATGGCAAGATAAGATTGTTGATTTGAAGAATATGTCAGATAAAAAACTCAATAAATTAACAGATGAAGAAATCCTATTAATTGATGAACGTAATGATGAATATAAGAATAGGATTTCCGATGTAAATAAAGTGATTAAAACATATAAGGCTAAATTACTAAATAAATTACAATACAACAACAATAAAAGAAAACTCAATGCCTCTAAGTTAAAAACAAGTGATATCATATCTTCATTTGATTCCACGCTAACGAGGGTTCTTGGATGTAATGTTGGTGATGTAACACAGGAGGTAATGTTTGTACAGACTTACTATTTTGAAGTTGCTGAGTCCCTAATAAAGAAAGGTTTCACATGGAATGGTGAAAGATATATAGCGTATACTGCATCAGCAGGGCAAATAAGGTTGAAAAAGTTTGTTGTAATAAAAGAGTCTACATATAAAAAGCATAAGATGACACTCACTTGTGGACTTACAGAAGAAATTATTAATGGAAAAGGAGGAATAAATACAAACAAATACTTAGCCTATCTGGCATTAAACAATAGTGCCACTGAAGTATGGAGCGCGTTTGATATTGATAAATCCATAGTAGTAGACGATTTTGAAACAAATGTAGGTGGCTTAGTGGATTATATTGACTATGAAACATATAAAATAACACCAAAAAAATATATGAGCGTACCAATTCCTCATACTGACGGGATTGGAATGTATTTATCGGACAAAAATAGAATGGTTAGAGCACCGTGGATAAAAGGACTTATGACTCCATTTAGATATGATAAATTTATATTGAAATACAAAGACGAATATCCTGATGCTAGATTTATAAAGGACATTTATGGAAAAGAGTACGACGTTATAGCAGACGATATACAATGTATATTTACAAAATCACAGTTTAAGATGTGGAAGTATTATGAGAGTTGGGATCATTATAAAGATGAATATAAAAAATATGGCTGTCATGCATCTTACTGTAACGAGGAGGTTTCAAATCCACCAAATGCAAAAATAGGATATCAAATGCTTCAAACATTGACAGATATATCTGATGAGGAAATTGATACTCTAATGGAGACCACCATAGCAAATATAACAGATATGGGCGAGAATGTTGGCGTAATGTTAAAAGTTTTGGGAGCTGGAAAAGATAATCATAGAAAAAATAACCACCAAAAGGCGTTGAGTTTATATCCAGAACTACTACAAGATCCACATAGTAGAGAGACACTCAAATCTATAAAAGAAAGCCTTGTAAAAGAAGGGAAGGGGGGCAAAATAAGTATAAATGGAAAATATACCTTTATATGTCCTGATATGTATGCTTTTTCGGAATGGCTATTCCTAGGTATAAAAAATCCAACTGGATTATTGAAAAGTAACGAAGTGAGTTGTAGGCTATATCCAAAAGTAGAAAAGTTGGATGTATTAAGAAGCCCTTCTTTGTATAGAGAGCATTTTATAGGTAAAAACACATTTGATGGGGACATACGAAAATGGTTTACAACTAGTGCAATTTACATGAGTTCACACTGTTTTGCTAGCCTACTGCTAATGTATGATGTAGATGGAGACCAGAGTTTGGTTTGTGCAGATCAAACACTAGTGAGAGTGGCTGAAAGAAATATGAAAGGGATTCATCCATTGTATTATGACATGAAAAAAGCACCATCTCAAATACTCAATAGAGATACAATTTATGCAGGGTTGGACATGGCGTATAAAAATACAAGTATAGGTGTGTATAGTAATAATATAACTAAGGTCTGGAATAGTGATGAACCAAATTTAGATGTAATCAAATTATTATGTCTTGAAAGTAATTTTTCAATTGACAGTGCAAAAACACTATTTTTCATAGAAAGACCACAAAATGAGAATAATTTGATTTCCAGATATACTAAATCAAAAATGCCACATTTTTTCACATACGCAAAAGATAAGCCAGAGGGAAGGGTGTTACCACTGGATATAAATACAACTATGGGTAGGATCGAATCAAGGATACCTGACAAAAGACTTACCTTTAAAAGTAATAACTTGACTAGATTTGATTACACAATGCTCATGAAAGATAAGGGAATTGTACTGGATGACGATATTGTGGAAAAGTACAAATACCTAAACAGAAAGGTTGGGCATTACTCAAAACGCAACAAAAATGATGATGGCAGTCATATGTATTATATCTATAATGAAATAAGAGAAGAATTGCTATCAATGAGAGATGATGATCATGATGTTGTAGATATAATAATTGCATATGCATATGGGAATAAGTCAAAATATAAAAACACGATATGGTCATGTTTCGGTGATATCATACTTAACAATTTGAAAGTGAATATGATAAAAAAAGAAATGGACATCACAATGGCGTGTGGTGTGTGCGGAGAACGGGTGGCAAAAAAAACAAGGAATCAACTGTATTGCGACAGGTGTGCATATGAGGTTAAATTATCTAGAAAAAGATCAAAATAACGGTGCAAGCTACAGACTCGTTGCAATCACTACATCTCAGCGGTTTTCAAATTTTTCCAAAATCCTACAAGTGTTGCAACTGCTACATTCTTAAAATTACACCTCTCGAGATAATGGTCGAGTAGGAAGAATACAAGATATACACAGAAAATTGAACCTTCCCACAATATATAGTTAGGGGATGAAAAATCGTCCCCTTCTAATTAACTTAGCTTTCTTATATATCTCCTTTCAAACAGTTCATAAAAATCGGGGAGAAATCCTCGGTTATGAACTGAGATATGAATTGGAGGTAATATGAATAAATTTTATACAATAGTAATTGATCGCGATTTGATAAAGAAGTATAATAAATATTACTTCAAACAGAATCCGCGTTGCAGAAAATCATATTTTATGAACAATTGGAAAACCGAGAAGAAAAAACCAAAAGAATTGTATTCTGCATTGAGTCTAAACGAATTATTGCCAATTAACCACCAACAATACTCCACATTAAAAAAACAATGGGGGAACTTTGGTATATGGTTGGCAAAACGATACAAATTACAAAATAAACAATTTACAAATGGAGTCATTGAATATATGACTTATAATGAAACTAGGACTACAAAAGATGTAGACAATGTAGTTGCAAAAATACTAAACGATGGATTGCTCGTAGAGTCTGGTATGTTTATGGATGACTCATATAAATTTATTAACCCATATATAAGTAGTATGGATTATTGCAAAGAACACCCTAGGCTGGAGATCAGGATTTCTGTGTTGGATGATGATGTAAAAGACACATATGAAAAATTGAAGATACACATGATGAATTTTAAATAATAATATGAAAGGGATGATAATTTGAAAATATTAACACAAAATATGATGAAGGAGCTTTGTAGAAAAAAGTATCCAAATCTTACATTTGTACAAGCTATAGAGAAATTAAAAACGGATGGTTGGATTACAGTGATGAATCGCCAATCTAGCAACAATAAAAAGTATCTTGTTTGTGAAATATTAACCGACTAGACATTTAAGAAGGGACTGAAGATTATGCTATGTGATGGATGTATATTCAAATGTGGTGTAACAAATATAGAAGATTGTAAAGGCTTTATGCCTAAAATAACTGAAGAGCAAAGATTGGAATTGCTTGAACAGGTCAGAGAACAAAATATGTCAATTCCACAATTTTGTAAAGATTATAATTTGAAGTCAGTGTACTTTAAAAAGCAGTTATATGGAAAAATGGAGATGACTTGGAAAACATATAGCAAATTACTTGACCGTTTATTAGAAAAAGAAGAATGGGAATTTGAAGAGAAGCGATTTGAAGAAAGTTGTGTGGTTAATGGGTAAAAATAAAAAAAAGATACATATAACATATAAAGCATATGGTGCAGCTCAACGTGTAACGGGTTCTGCTTCATTATATACAATAAAGGTTAATGAAAAAGAAACAAAAATATTGGTTGACTTAGGAGCAATACAAGATGGTAAATTTTCAACAAAACAACTATTCGATATGAACAAGATTGACTTTGACATGAATGATATCGAATATGTTCTTCTTACGCACGCCCATCTTGATCATTGTATGAATCTTACACAATTACCAAGAGTGGATTTCAATGGTACTATATATTGTACCGCACTAACTCAAGAAATAATGGAACACATTACATTTGATGGTGTAAAAATACATGCGTCAACCGCAGAATACCTAAATAAATCTAGTAAGAGCAAAATATACCCATACATGGATATGAGGTCTAGAGAAAAAATGCTATCGTTTGTTAGAGGGTATGATCTAGATAGATGGATTAATATTGATGAAAATATCAGATTTAAATTCATAGGTGCCGGACATGTGAGCGGAGCTGCTTCAGTTATTCTAGAAGTAAAAGATGGGTATGAGCGAGAATGTATATTTATCTCTGGGGATACCTCTGGAGGTAGAGATATTCCATTCACAAAGGCATTGGATTTGGAGCGTGAAAAGTATTCATTTACGACTATGCAATTGGAGAGTACATATGCAGATAATTATATTCCACAAAAAGAAGACCATGTAATTATAGAAGAATTGTATGAGTTGGTGAATCAAACTTGCAAAATAGCAAAAGGAATAGCATTAATTCCTGCATTTTCATTTGCTAGATCAACAAACATATTTCTGTATTTAAAGAAGATGTATGAAAAATACAATGAATTGAGTGAGTTCCCTGTATATGGAATAAGCCCACTAATGTCCAAGTGCCATAAAAGTATTGGGCAAAATCCAGAATTCTACGATAAAAAATGGATGGGTGAGATGGACTTATTTTCATGGGATAAATTAATTATGATTACGGATTATGACGATATGGTTCGTATAATAAACGAAGCCAAGCCTTGTATAATAGTATCAAGTTCCGGGATGGGCGTAAAAGGTATGAATAGTTTTATATTGCCAAAAATAGTGAGTGGGAGAAAGAATTCTGTAAGTTTCACAGGATATTTAGCGGCTGGAACTGAGGGATATAAGTTGATCAATAAGGAACAAAAGACCATTACAAGTATGATTGATGGTAAAAAGTATACAGCACATGTGCGTGCAAAACTTCAGAATATTTCTGGATTGAGTTCGCACTGTTCTGGACAAGAAATTATTGAACAAATTTTGAAAACCGAAAAAAAGAAAGTCAAAAATATTGTGTTAGTCCATGGTGACAAAGAAAGATGTGACGGGTTTAAGAGGATGCTTGAGGATGTTTATTCTGGTTATTCTGTAAACATTCATGTGCCAAGAATTGGGCAGACAATAAAACTAACTTAATTTGAAAAGGAGATACTTATGAAGAGGGAAGAAAGTAGTGTATTAGCATTAGGAACTGATAAAATTTATGATTCAATTATTAGCCATAATTACGATAATAGGACAATCATTATTGGCGAAGTAGACTCCCTATTGTTAGAATATGCGGTAGAATACGTTTTACGCTGGAATCGCGAAGACAAAAATATCCCGACAAACAAAAGAAAACCAATTAAACTACATATAAACAGCCCAGGTGGATCGGTATATAGTGGAATGAATTTAATAAATGTAATTCAAAACTCTAAAACACCTGTACACGCAGTAGTTCAAGGCTATGCGATGAGTATGGGATTGTTGATCCTTATTGCTTGCCACAAAAGATATGCATTCAATGATAGTATTTTATTACTTCATGATGGATCTATGGGTGGCTACAACTCTACTGCAAAGATGAGAGATTTGGCTAGATTCACAGAAAAACAAGAAGAGCGAACTAAAAGCTTCATTATTCAAAATACAAAGATAACTGACGAATTATATGATGAGATGTATACAAAAGAATGGTATATGTACAGTGATGAGGCATTTGAGCATGGATTCATAGATGGTATAATTGGAAAAGATTTGAAAATGGATGATATATTATAATTTGAATGGGAGATGTGAATGGAGAAAGAATATGAAAGAAAGAAAAATGAAGCTGATTTAGATTATATAATGAGGCTATGTGGACTGAAAATAGAAAAAAAGCCATCCGACTTAGAGTGGCAAGATATAGTTGACGCATGTGGTCTTGATACGCATAGAGATGTTCTAAGAAAAGCGGTTCAACCGAAAGGTTTTGGTGCACTTGCAGTATATAAAGAATTACAAGTTTATAGAAAATTAGTAGATGACTTACAGTTTATGAAAGGCGTAAAAGTCAAAAAACCAAGACTGGTAATAAGTGATATCCATTTGCCTTTTGCAATTGATGGATGGTTGGATTTTATTAAACAAACTCATGCTAAATTTGGATGTCACGAAGAGATTATTATTAATGGAGATTTGTTTGACTGGCATAGTATTTCTTTTCATAAATCTGAGACAGACGCTATGACCGCAAACCAAGAATATGAAGAAACTTTGAGGCAGGTTGCGTTACTAGTTGATGTATTTCCAAAAGCAAAAATGACTATAGGAAACCATGATCAGAGAATAGCTAGGATGAACAAAGAGTTGGGAATCGATGAAAGATTCTTAAAGTCTTTACCGGAGTTATTTAACCTACCTAATACATGGGAGCTATCCAGTGAATTTATTGTTGATAATGTATATTATAGACACATTGGATGTGCTGGCGGAAAAGACGGGGCATTGAATAGCGCTATAGCCAACAGAATGAGCACTGTGGTATCACATCTCCATGCAAACGGAGGTGCTAAATATGCAACTTCACCAAATGGAGATAGTATATTCGGATTAAATACCGGCTGCCTTTTTGATGAGAACACATATGCTGGTAGATATGGAAAATTTAGTAAGTTAAAAGGAACATTGGGGTGTGGGGTAGTAGTTTCTGATAAAGAAGCATACTTTGTGCCAAAAGTGAATTAGTATTTATAGAAAAAGCCGACAAGAGAAATTTTGTCGGTATATTTGTGTGAATACACTGTGAAAAGGAGTGATTATGAATGGCAGCAAAAAAGAAGACAACAGTTAAAAAGGATACAATAAAGCTATATTGTAGAAGATGTGAAAAAACACAGAGTGATGCAAATTATTATGAAGCAGTATCTCGAATAGATAAAAATGGCAAAATGAGTATTTGTAAGAAATGCACAGGTGAAATATATGATGGATATTTTAAAAAATATAATGATTTGACTACCGCAATTTATAAGACATGCCAAACAGTGGATGTGATGTTCTCAGAACAAGCATTAGATGGGTTAAAAGCACATATGTTGAAGACAATTGAAAAAGGTGGAGAGTTAAAGTCGCCTTTTGGGACATATAAAAGTAAATTGAGCAGCACTTGTAAAACCAATGGTGTAGTGGATATGGATTTTTCGCATAGTGATAAAATTTCCTCTGATGAAGAATGTGTTGAAATTGATGAATATCAATACGACAATGATGACTTAAAGTTAAAATGGGGCGACTATCCTCATGATACATTAATTAGATTTGAAAGAAAATATGATTTCTTAAAAAATAACTATAATGAAAAGACGAGCATGCATACTGAGGCTATTTATAAGTATGTAAGATATTCTGTATTGGAAGAAATATCAAATGAGGCTGGAGATACTGGATCAGCAAAGACATATAATGATCTAGCAAATAAAGCTGCTACTGCAGCTAAGATTAATCCTAGTCAATTATCGAAAGCAGACTTGATGGACGGTCTTAATAGCTTTTCGGAATTATCATCTGCTGTAGAACGTGTAGTTGATGTAGTTAAAATACTTCCTAAGTTTAAATATCGAGCAAATGACGCATTAGATTTTACTATTTGGTGTTATGTGAATTATGAAAGAAATCTAAATGGATTACCAGAAGTTCCGTATGAGGAAGTATATGCATTCTACGATAGAAAAGTTGAAGAATATATAGAACAATATGGAGATCCTTATGAATTATTTACAGATGATCCAACTATAAAAAATAGAGATTCCATAAAGAAGTTCATAGCTCCTTTTAAGGATGGTGAAGAATAATGCCATCTTATGGAAATTTTCAAAGTGATAATAAAAAGTTTACAAACTTATCAAACAGAAGTAACCATAATCCAGAATTCAATTCATCAGTTAAACCAACTGATGATAAATCAAAAAACAAATTTGATGACAACATGGATAAATATACTGAATTTTTATCATGGGCTAGATTCTATCCAGACTTATTTTTAGATTTAATTAAGCCAAAGATAGGTGCATTAAAATTACATTCGGATCAGCGTATATTTCTAAGAAGCACAGTTAGATTCGTTAGTTTATATGGGGTATTTCCCAGGGGCTGGGGAAAAACATTCAATGAAGTCCTAGCTATGTATGTAGTATCAGTGCTATTTCCAAATATGGAACAGGCGTTGACTGCACAAACGAAAGAAAATGCGGCTTCACTATTAAAAGATAAACATACTGAAATAATAAAATATTACCCATGGTTTAAAAATGAAATATATAAACCAAAATTCAGTAAAAATGATGCAGAAGTGTTATTTTTAAATGGTTCAAGGGTTGATATTTTAGCGAACGCACAAACCTCAAAAGGACAACGTAGAAAAAAAATCATGATTGAAGAAGCAGCACTTCTTGATAATGTTACATTTGAAGATGCGTTAGAACCAATAGTAGAGATAGGAAGAACTACTGGTGGAGAACTAGCAATAGTAAATCCGGAAGAATTAAATCAACAGATAAATTTCTTCACGACATCTGGATTCAAAGGAACTGATGAGCATGTTAGAAGCCAAACGATGGTGAAAAGCATGGTTGAATTAAAGGGTGAAATTGTATTAGGATCGGATTGGAAATTAGGATGTTGGAATGGAAGAGGTTCAAATAGAAAACAGATAGAAAAAAAGAAAAAAAGAATGTCTGCTGTTGCATTCGCACAAAACTACGAGTCAAAATGGGTAGGGAGTGTAGAAAACTCATTGGTGGACATACAAGCGCTTATGCGAATAAGAAGTTTGAATGAGCCGGTATTTGAGCCTAGAAGTGGGTATGAATATTTTCTAGGAGTCGATGTTGCACGTTCTCAAAATACTGCAAACAACCAATCATCAATAGTTGTAATAGAAGTAGAGAGATATCCTAGTGGAAGAATTAAAAGTGCAAACTTAGTAAATTTAATTAACGTATCCAATGCATTGAATTTTAGCTCTCAGGCGCTAGAGGTAAAAAGAGTAAAAAATAAATACAACGCATCTATGACAATTTGCGACGGAAATGGTTTAGGTCAGGGTCTAATCGATGCATTAATGCAGTCTCAAGATGATCCAATTAATGGAGAGACGTATTTGGCATGGAACACGACAAACACTGATGCTATTCCAGACGATAGCAATTATGAGACATGTCTATATGATTTAAAGGCACAAGGTGTCAATGTATCAGTAATAGTAAACTTCATAGACTATGTTGACAGTGGGAAATTAAGAATATTGGAAAAAAAACAATATTCAGACTATGATGTGAATGATAAAAAATATTATGAGACAAATATATTACCATTCGTACAGACGGACTTCTTAATAGAAGAGATTGTAAATTTACAGTTCATAGATGGTAAAAAAATAAAACAAGTAGTAAAAAAAGTAAACAAAGATAGATATTCTGCATTGGCGTATGCTCTATGGTATATTAAGAATTTTGAAGATAATACCATAGAAGATAAGGGCAGTGATATAGATTATCTAGCAAGATATTTGAGATTTTAGGAGGTGAATAAATGACAGATAAAGACAAGGAATTATTATCTGAACAAGAAGTTTGGGATGTTCTTGAATTTGCAAAAAGTGCGTCAACATACTATAATAATTACTTTACACCAGACTTAGTAAACAACGCAATGAAAGATGTCAATATGAATCCTCTAGTTGCCGACCAAGATAAGATTGAAAAGGCACTACAAAATCCAAAAGATTCAGAAGAAGAATTAATAGGTTTTTCTCAATATTTTGAGCTTATAGATATGATATATAAACGATCATTATATTATATGGGTAATATGTTATCATTTGATTATACATATAGACCAATAACTACAAAGGCAGAAGCACTAAGCAAAGAGACTTATAAAAAAGATGAAGAACGGCTATTGGATTTTATGGATAAATTCGATGTTAAAAAAGAATTTACCACAGTTAGCAGACAATTAATGAGACAGGAAACATTTTACAGTGTATTCAGAGATGATGGTGAAAGATATACATTGCAAGAATTGCCTAGAAAATATTGTAAAATTACCGGAAGATGGGATTATGGTATATTATTTGATTTCGATATGTTATGGTTTCAACAACCATCAGTAGATATAAATATGTATCCAGATTCTTTCAAGAAAATGTATATGGATTATTTCAATAATGAAGATTATACGCCGTCTAGACCGACTGGTATGAGAGATACATCATTCACGTATTGGGTTCAAACTGATCCAGAAGATGGTTTCTGGGCATGGAAATTTGCGCCTGAGATTACTACACAGGTTCCATATTTTGCTCCGATGTTTAGTGATGTTGCATTGAGACCATTGATAAGAAATCTACAAAAAAATATCTATGTCTTACAAGCGCAACAAGTTATGATTGGTACAATACCGATGTTAAAAGATAACAAATCTGGAAATGTAAAAGATATGCTAGCAGTAAGTCCAGAAACAATGGGTAACTTCTTGGGACTGTTGAAGCAAGGTTTGGATGATGCAATTAAGGTTTCTGCGGCACCATTCGACAACATAGAAAAAATCTCGTTTGACAGTACAGAGAAAGATATTCTTAATAGCTATACCAAGAGTTTAGCAGCTACATCTGTATCTGCCGGAAGATTAATTTATTCTGGTGATAAGCAAACAGCATTGGAAACGGAATTATCAGTGGCTGTAGATGAATATATTATGGAATATCTATACCCACACTTTGAGGCTTTTCTTGAGTATCATATCAATAAAAGAACTAAAAATTATAAGTTTAAAATTAAATTAGAAGGTACTAATATGCCTAATAATAGAAAAAGAAGATTTGATCAAGCTATGGCGTTAGCAGATAAAGGAATTGTACTTCCACAAAAGATTGCAGCATCAATCGGAATGAGTCCTAGAGATTTAGAAATGCAAGTGGATATGGCGTTGGCATCTGGTTTTGCAGATAAGTTAAAACCATTGTTAAGCTCATACACTATGACGGGCGACTCAAAAGAAGCTAATCGTCCAAAAAAGGATACAGGTGACTTGTCTGATAGTGGAATGGCAAATAGAGATAATTAAGGTGGTGAATGTATGTATGTAGTAAATATAGAAAAGTTACCAGAGGATGAATTATTTTCATGTGGTAAAACTATGTCTAAATATTTAACCAAACAGGGTGTACATTTACTTTCTAATAAAGATGGCAAGTATTATTTTGCAAAAAATGACAAACTGAAAGGTATTTATGACATAGCACCTTTCTATTTAAAGATGATGGAAAGGTGGTGAAGTGATTGAAAAAATTAAAATTCTCAGTTAAATACGACTTAATGGAGATGGCAAATTCAGAAATAATGAAAGTTAAAATGTACATAGTTTCGGAAGGAAATAACCTTCACCAAAAACCAATTAGCTGGGAGGCTATTCAAAGTGCAAAACCTACATTGATTGGAAAACCAATTGTTGCAAAATATAACAAATGGACAAAGGATCTAATGGGTCATGAAATTGACGAAGTTCCAATTGGTGTGATTTTGAGAGATGAAGATATCTTTGAGGAAACTATAGACGGAAAGCGATGGCTTGGTGCTGTTGGTGATATATGGATGAGATACAGCCAGGATATTAGTGGTGTATTGATTAGAGACATGTTAAAAGATCTAAGTATGGAAATCCTAGTAGCAGAAGAATCTGACATGGGAGACATTGAGCAGTTTGCCTTTACTGGTGTAACATTAATTAATGAGAATCCAGCAATTCCAGACGCAAGAGCAGAAGTTTTGAGCTTCCAAGAAGTAAAAGACGAGATTGAGAAACGTGTCTTCTCTAAAGATGATGAATCTCAATTATTAAATTCAATTAATGAGAAAATTGATTTGTTGACAGACAAAATCGATAAATTTAAAGAGAAGGACGGTGAGCAAATGGAAAAGGATACAATAGTAGAAGAAAAAATGTCTACAGATGAAACTTCTGAAGAAAAAATGTCTGCTGGAGAAGCCAAGGAAGAAGAAATGGCTAAAGAAGAAGATATGGGGTGTGGAGACAAGATGGCATCCGAAGAAAAAATGGAAGAAGAAGTTAAAGAAGAAAAAATGACTTCCGATGCATATGTTGAATCAAGTGCTCAAGAAGCAATGTTAGAAGATGTAGCAGAAGATCAAGCGGAAGCTGCGGAAGAAGAAAATAAACCAGGAGTCATGGAAATTGAAGTCACAATTTACGAGGGTATGCAAACAGAACTTGTAGATTTAAAAGCAAAAGTAAAAGCGATGGAAGAAGACAAGGATGTATATATGTCCGAACTTGAGGCATTAAAAACATTTAAAGCTGATTATGATGCTGCCAAATTCTCAAAAGAGGTAGAATCTACATTGCTGGAAGCTTCTGATATTCCAAAGGATATTAGAGAGGAATTCAAAACATTAGCTGCTGAAAAATTCTCAGTTGATACAATCCAAGAATGGAAGAATATTGTATTTGCAAAAGCTTATGAATATTCAAAAGGTTCAACAAAAAAGAATAAACATATGTCCATTGATATTCCAAAAGAAACCAAAGATGATAAAAAATCTAATGGTCTATGGAATTAATTATAAATAAAACGAGGAGGAAGATTTTATGGCAATTAATGCTACGGCAAAAGCACGTTTAAATAAAATGTGTATTGTTGCTAAAGAAGTTCAGCTTGGCGATATAATTGAAGCTTTGCAAAACCAAATTCACGGATCACATGTTGCTACTGCTGACGAAGAAACAGCAGGTAGTGTAGCTATTGCAAGTGGATTAACTAGTATTGCTGGTTTTCTTATTCAAGTATATAGAGCCGATATCTTATTGGCAAGTTATGACGTATCTGCTAGTGGTGGAACGTTGACTGTTGCTACAAATGGTACAGATTATGTAGTAACTGAAAATGATGTAATAAATTACGTAATTTATTAAGGATTATAAGGAGGAGTAACATTATGGCAAACGGTATTTTAGTACAAAACAAAGTACACGCAAAAGACACAGACGCACTAAACAGACCAGTAGTAGTAGCTGCATCTGACGTACAAAACGGACACGTATTAGACATTTCTAATGACGGAACTAACGCTAATGGTTCAGAAGTCTGGACTGGAGTAGCACCAACAACTGGAAATTTATCAAACTTATGGATGGCATATTCTCCAGAAGTTGTAATCACTGCTGGTGCTTACAGAGGATTAACTCCAGACCCTAGACAATTCACAAATGTAGCTGGCAGAGTATTTGACGCGTTTAAACCACAGGTTGGCGATATTATGACATTAACAGAAGATAATTTAGCTGGAACTAAATCTACTAATACATTTGTAGTAGCTACTAACACTGCTTTTGCATTAACTTGGGGGGCTGCTGCAGTATCTGGATTATCACTAGAATTAATTGAAGAGACTACTTTATCTCTTGGTACTGGTGCAATTGGAAGTCAAAAAATAGTTGCTTACAAATTCGAAGTTGTAGCAATTGCATAATTTTAAAATTTAAGGAGGATTAACAATATGATCAGATTACCTAAAAACGTTGTTACGTTTTCGCAAAATAATACAAAGCCTTATGAGCAGTTCGTAGATTATTTTAATCATAAGCATAATAAAGTAGGTAAATTCGACGCTTCAGTTGATTTACACACTAAAAAAGATCAAATCAACTTTGCAGTAAGAGAAGAAATCGGCAGATTAGCTAACGTTTCAAATATGGAAGGCATTGCAAACGAAGTTATTGCAACTAATCCATTATATGCATGGGCAACTTTCGCAGTTATCGGAACAATGGTAGACGCTGTTTTACCAGACACAATTATCGATTCAATTGGTTTATACACTGATTTAAGAGTTGGTGGATACGGAGATTCTTTCTCTTTTGATATCGAGACTAGAGACTTATTTGTAGTTTCTAAGTATGGTAATGGTTCTAGACAATCTGAAATCCACAAGCAATTCAAAGGTCAAGTAAACATTATTCCTGAGAACAGACAAATTACAGTTCAAACTTCATTATACAAAGTATTATGTGGTTTAGAAGATATGGCTGATTTCGCAATGAAAGCTGCTAGATCATTAGAAACTCAAATGACTGTTGACGCATTTAACGCATTCAATGTAGCTATGGAAGCTCTTCCAACTGCTGGCGATGCTGCACTTAAGGTTGTTGGATATACTCAATCAGCTTTAGTTGAATTATGTCAAAAAGTTACTGCATTTAACGGTGGAAAGAAAGCCGTTATCGTGGGCACTCAATTAGCATTACAAAACATCTTACCAACTGATAGTAATTACAGATACTCTTTAGAGTCTGATTATGTTAAGATTGGTTACATTAGAGATGCGTTTGGTTATGATGTAATGGTATTACCACAAGTTGCTGATCACACTACTGATTTCAAATTAGCTTTAGATGACAACAACATTTACATTCTTTCACCATCAGGTGATAAATTAATCAAAGGTGCCTTAGAAGGCGCTACTATGGCAAACACTCAAGGATACACTAATACTGCTAACTTGACTGAAAATGCTACATTAAATAAGCGTTGGGGCTTCGCTGTTGCGACTTCATCAATTGCTGGTTTAATTGCATTATCATAATTTTGATATTGTCTTGTATTGGGGAGAGAAAATCTCCCCTTTATTATATTTGAAAAGGAAGGATTATCTGAAATGGCAAAATTAAAAGCTGAAATAGAAAAAGAAAATAAAGAATTAATGAAAGAAAATAAGAATCTAAAGGTAGAGCAAGGAAAAATGAATGATAAGATGTCAAAGCTTGAAGAAATGATGGAAAAGTTGATGAATCAACAAGCTACAACTCCAATCGTACAAACTCAACCTATCGACAATTCTAATCAACCAATTCCACCAAATGAATACGTGAGAGTTACATCACTTATTAGAGGCAAGTTAAATGTTTCTACAGAACGATTTGGTAGAGGTACGGTTTTTCATTTTAATGCTTTTGGTCAAACAAAAAATATTAATTACCAAACTTTAGAGAACATTGTAAACAATAATAGGTCGTTTGCAGAAAAGGGTTATTTTTTCATACACAATAAAAAAGCCGTTAGGGATTTGATGTTGGAAGAGCATTATGAAAGCATTTTATCTAGAGAAGATATGGTTGAAATCATAGAAAATAAAAGTTCAAACATTGTTGGTTTATTTGAGACTTCAAATGAAGATCAAAGACAACAAATTGTAGAGCTACTGGTGGAACATGTTGCAGGTGGTGGAAACATTGATTTTAATAAACTAGTTGCCATGTCTGATATTTATGGTAAAGATATTTCTGTGATGATTAAAGATGTCAAAGATTTTAAAAAGTAATCCAAGTCGTTGTGACCTTGGGAGGTGCTTAAATGGCTACGACATATGATGAAATATATGATTTAGCCCTTGTTTCGATAAGGGATTATAAGTTGGATGAATTATTCAATATCAGTGAACCTGACTTCAAAACTTATTTAAAAGGTTTTTTAATCAGGGCTATTCCCAAGTTTACAAATAGTAGGCAAGATCTGGATGATAGGGATGATGTATTAGATACATTCAACATAACATTAACCACCAAAGAGCAGGATATTTTGGCGACATTATTAACTAATCAATGGTTGGAAAAAGAAATAAAAGATGTGACTCAATTTAATTTGCATTTAAACGATACAGATTTTAAACATTATGCTGAGTCAAAAAATCTACAAGAAAAACAGAACTTACATGATAAAACTAGAGAGCGTGTTAACCAGGATATGACAGACTATGGCTTAAAGCAAATTGATTGGCAAGCTTGGGCTAATGGCAATTTCTTTGGAACGTAGGTGATTATATGACATTAAAATTTTATAACGCATACAAAGCAATAGAAAAAACACCAAAAGAATCCTATTACGACAATGCACAAGCTCAGATAGATGCTCAATTTACAAACTCTTCAACAATAGATACAATTGGGGAAGAAGTTACATTTGGAACACAAGTATACACCGATACACAAGTTAGAACAGTAACTGTGTTTAATCCGAAGACTGGAAGAAAAGAAGGAAATGACTGGAGAAGAATAATTTTCCAATCACCAATTGTAGAAAATATTGGATACCGGTATGAATTTGATAATAATATTTGGCTTTCAACAAATGATAATAGCTATGGAGAACCTACTAGCAGTGTAATAACTAGGCGCTGCAATAATGTATGGCGATATAGGGATATCAATGGAGATTTGATGGAAGAACCATGCGTTGTGGATTATTCATATTCTGGAAATCAATTTGAATACAAGACTTCTATAATTACAGTTAGTGGAGATGCTTTGGTTATATTGCAAGCTAATGATAAATCAAAGGCATTGAAAATAAATGACAGAACTATACTGAATGGACAGGCATTTAAAATAAACGGAATTTACAACTTTGGTAACAATGAGACTTTTGACTCGGATTCTTATCCGCTTATTTACATGGATGTATTTAAAGATATAGAAAGATCAGAGGATGATTTGGTTAATAATATACCAGAATGGATTCCACCAATTCCTTCAGATCCAACACCTACTGATGGAATATTTATATTACCAAATGTGGTAGAAATTGGGAAAGATGAAGAAGTGGAATATACCGTATATAATTATGCAAGTGGTGTGCCTCAAGCTGATGTATTTACTTATGGATTGAGTGGAGCAGATGCATCAAACTATGAATTTACAAATGTAGGTGGAAACAACTTTAAAGTTAAGTCTTTAGGACACGACTATACTAAATTAAAGGTTACATGTACTACTGGTATAGGTTCTGAAGATATAGACATACAATTAAATAATTGGTAAGGAGGGATGTAGATGGCACATTTCGAAGAGTTAAATGATATAAATTTTTATATAAAAAAGACTCTACTGGATGATGGAGATTTGAAAAAGTTGCTATTTTATCCAGAAGAAGATGCACTAAAACCCTCTAATCCGATACCGGATGATGATCAAATATGGAAAGTGCATATGTTTCCGATGGAAAGGTATGTTGATGCCACAACGGATGACAAAACATACTTGAACTATTTTTATAACATGGGGAGAAATTATTCAAGCAATAATTCATTTGCATATATAGATATTGTATTTGATATAATAATTTATCTTGATTCAGATGAAATAAATGAAGGACTCAGACGGATATCTATATTAAATTTAATTGATACGAAATTTAATGAAAAAGATTTAGGGATTGGATTGATGGATAAATCATATCTACAAGGATGGTCTGAACGAAACTACAGTAAAAATCATTATGGCATTCGGACAACATATAGGATCAGTCTAAATAGTAATATAACTTGCATAAATGGAAATTAGGTGTATTATGTTTGAAAGAGAATTTATGAAGGGCAGTCCAATAACTATAAACGAACATTTAACATTGTACCAGCATACATTAGACGAAATAGAAGATTCTGTTGGATTTATGAACTATCAGATGGTAGTACACTCATCATTAAGGTTTAATTATGAGTTTGAATTCGAAATGGAAGATGCTGGATTAAAATTTAACGATTTTGATAATTATGATATTTTCTTAATGATGATGGATTCGCTCGATGATGGTGAACGAATATTTATAGATGTTCTAAATTTTATGTTTAATACCACCTTTAAATTAGCATACAATGGAAAGAGAAAGATGTTTTCATATTTATCAAATTGTGGAGCGTATGTCATGCTGGATGAAGAAGCTTTTGTTGAGTTGAGAAATATATTAGCCATCATGTTTTTTTATTCGAGACCAAAAAGAAGGATAGCAAAAGATAAAAATGCCAGAATGCTTATACAGCGAGATATAAAAAGAAGGCAAAAGGATGCATGCAAATATAGCATTTATTCCATAATGTCATCAATAGTCTGGAGTCCAAACTCCAGCGAAACATACGAAACTATATGGTATAAAACTCCTTATCAAATATATGAGGGTTTTAAAACAATAGAAAAAATAAATAATTTTAATTATGTTTTACTCGGAGTACACAATGGAAATATAGATTCTAAAAAAGTTGAGTGGAATAAGATTAATTGGATTAAGGAGGTACAAAATGTCAATTAGTAACAGATGGGCAATTCAGAGAATTTTTGATATGAGGGTAAAGGATGTATCGACAGATAAATTAGAAGTGCTAATCAGCGACTTAAAAACCGCGTCATTGGACTCAAATCAAGAGAATATTTATTCGGAAGGTGGAGCAGGGAATCCGTATATTACTTCACACTCATTCTCTAAGAGAATGACAGGTACAGCAGAAGCAGCAACTTATTATAACGAAATGTTGTCGTTATTAACTGGTACAGATGTAGTAACTGGCGCCACTACTTTATCGTATGTGGATGGATATGATTCTCCAGTTACTGTAACATCAAATGCTGCGACTTCTACGTATACACCAGTAGGTACAGCAGGGTCAGAAATCACTAGTCTTTTTGAGTATAATGTGGATGGCTCATTAGGAACTGAATATACACAGGTTGCAGGGGCTCCAGCTACAGGAGAATTTAGTTTTGCAGCTGGCACATTTACATTCTTTGCTGGAGATATTGCAGATGGAACTAGAATCATAGCGAATTATTACATTGCTTCTGGCGCATCTGCACATACAATTACTTCAAATGTAAATGAATTTAGTAAAATTGTAAAAATTGAATTAGTGACATTAGTACAAGATGCATGTTCTGGAATTGAATATGCTGCAATTCTTACAATACCTAAATCTAAATTGGATGGATCAGTGATGTTTGATTTAGCTTCAGACGGTGCAGTTGGAACAATGAATGTTAGTTTTGAGGCATTAAAAGCTTCTTGTATTAGTAATGAACTGTGGGATTTAAAAATCGCAGATGAATCAGAATGGTCGTAAAATAATCTCTGATAGACTAGGCACATCTAAATGGTGTGTCTCGATGTGTTAGAGAACACAAGAATAAATAGGACAGATCATCCAAACAGCGAGACCATCCATCTCGCCCTTTATTCTATTAATAGGATTATTACTGGGAGGTAATAGTGTGGGAAAATTAAAAAAGCACGATGAATTTATTTCTAACTTGAGAATAAAAAATAAAAAAATGTATGATGAGCTTGAATTTTTAACAGAATATGAATATGCAAATCAGTATATTTTAGCAATGACAAAATATGGAACAATAAGAACAAAGCCAAGCAAGCTTTTATCAGGTAGAGGTTACACTATAGAATCCGCGGTAAATAAAACGGAATTTTGGATAAATAAAGCAATTGAAGTACATGGAAGTAAGTATGATTATTCCTTGGTTGATTATGTTGGTAATAAAAAAGAAGTGACGATTATATGCAAGACACATGGAGAGTTTAAGCAAAAATCAATTAGTCATTTATTGGGGTACGGGTGCAGAAAATGTGGAACTAGTATGGGAAGTTTAAAACAATTAAAATCAAATTCTGAATTCATAAAAGAATTAAAGTCGAGACAGCCCAAACTTTTATCAAGTCTAAAAAATATTGGTAAATATGAAGGATATAATAATAACATATTAGTTGAAGACGATTTTGGAAAACTTAAAACAACCCCGTGTAGACTGTTGGCTGGGAAATTACCAAATATAAAATCAGCAGTTAATAAAACAGAATATTTTAAATCAATATTAAAGTATAAAAGAGGTTCTGAGTACGATTACTCCGAAGTCAAATATGTGGATTCTGAAACAAAAATAACAATTATATGCAAAAAACACGGAGAGTTCACACAGCTTCCATACAATCATTTGGGTGGTCAAGATTGTCCGCATTGTAGAGAGTCTAAAATGGAATCTAAAATAAGAATAATATTGAATGACGAGAATATAGGTTTCATACAAGAACATACTTTTGAAGATTGTAAAAACAAAGGAAGGCTTATATTTGATTTCTATGTTCCATCAGTTAGAGTCTGTATTGAGGCGGATGGCATTCAACACTTCGAGCCTATTGAATTTTTTGGGGGAGAGAATGGTTTTTTAAAGACAAAAGTAAATGATGAAATAAAAACGGAATACTGTGAAAAAAACGGGATTACCTTAATACGGATTCCTTATTTTAAATTTGATGATATAGAAGAAATATTGATTAGAGAGGTGATAAATAAATGAGTAGACATGACAAGCCGAGATACTGCAAGGTGTGTGGGAACCAATACAGACCATGCGTTGGGTGCCATTCTGAAAATATTGCAATAACACCTAGAAAACACACATGTTCAAATGAATGTTTTGTTGAATTCGTACTCATGGTGAAAGGAGAGAGTGATTTGATTAGAATAATTTTCAAAGATGATGAAAGACTATATTTAATAGAAAAAATTAATAAGAAAACGATAAAATTAAAAGGAAGAGATGGTTTGATCAAACCAGAAGAAATTTTAGCAGTCACTTATTGTCCAATAGAAAAACTAAATGAACTGGCTAAATTATTCAAAAATGAAGAGGAGGAATGTAATGAATAGATATGCAACAGGTGGATATGCCGCAGCTTCAGTTGCGGACGCAGAACTAATGGGTACATTAAAAACACACGAAGGAAGAGATGTTGGTTTATTGGCTAGGGCACCATTTCTATTGGCAACACTTGCCATCATAGTAGATGCAGAAACTACAGTTGTAATAAATGAAACTACAGAAATAACAATAACTGCAGACATTCCATATTCAAATGATCAAGTTTTAGTTCACTCATTAGTTTTTAAAGCAGACGGTGTAAATTATAAATTAGCATACAATTATTAGGGAGGTGACACTATGTATAGTGGATCATATCTAAGAAAAGCACTTTTATCTGGAGTTTATTTAAGCAAGAGACTTTATGTTGCTTCGAAGAATGCACTCAGGGACTTAATTGATAATTGTGGTTTAATTGCATACAATACAAATGAAACAGATGGAATTTTATATGATGAAGTAGGATATGAATCAAGACCAGCTAAACAAGCTTTACAGGCTATTGGTGATAGTGTAAGTTATATTGAACTGACAGGTTTTGAAAATGAACCATTGTCTTATATAGACGCAGCTACAGGTCTTACGGTAAATACAAATTGGAGTGCATCAGCACAGTTTTTAATTCCGACCAATGGAATAGCATTTTTAACAACTACAAAAGCTGGTATTACTTATTATCTAGACCCAACATTCAGACAAACAAACGGCAAATATCCATTGACGACAGGAACAGGAAACGAAGCAATATATGCTCAGCAAGAGTTTTCACCAGCAATACCGACTCAAGTTATATTGACTAGAGAGTCGTTACCTGGCAGTCAAGGATATACGGTAGCTGATGGAAGTCAAACGGAAGATATTGCTGGGTTGATACCTTATGCAATAGGTGAGATTATACCAAACTTTTTAAACTCAAACATATCTATTGCATATGTTGATGGAGTTCATCCAACAGCGCAGTATTCTAAACGTGTCAAGTATGATAGAAGGGTTGTTGATGGGGTTGTTGATAATGGTGTTGATTATAAGAATTGGGATAATATTGACACTGCCAATACAATAGACATATCGTCTGACGGATTAAAATTCACTGGTGATGGGAATACTCAGAGAGCAAGGCTCCCGTTAGAATTAAAACTATCTACTGATTACATGCTTGTTGTTGACATAAACCAAAATGACAATTTGGTAGCTGGTGGTTTTAGAATTATGAGTGGTGGAGATTATTCATCAGTAATAACGCCCTTGCCAACAGGTATAACGGGTGAGTATAGAGTTTATTTACATCTGTATCTGTAGAGCCAACATTTAAAAGGCTAGCATGTGAAATCCGAAGCACTGCAACAATAGGTGGGGTTGTAGATATAAGAAATTATAGAGTTTATGAAGTTGCAAATCTTCAAAATCCTAGTGACCCACTCAATAGTCCATTACCAACATCAGGTTCATTTGAATCAGGAAACTCTATTATATGGGCTGATTTATACAATGGTATATTTATTACAGATTTAAATGATATAACAACTGACCATTTAGCTGGCACTAATAAAATACTTGCGTATGATGATATGGCAAATATAACACTACAACAACAATGGGTATCTGAAGATAAACAACAAATAGGGTGGACGTCGGAACCAATAGAAAGACATTCAGAATGTGATTCTAAATTTAGAAAATTCCTAAGTATGAATGAACAATTCTATGTTCAAACATTTGAAGGAAGTGGAATATATGAGCCATACTTAGTTGATGATGGAACTGGTACATTTATTCCATTCATGGTGCTTAAAAATTGGGTGGAGGTGATTGAGTAATGGATAAGTATGAATCTAATTTAACAGGTGCATATCTAGATGAACAAAACACACTCATGAGGATAACTCCCGAAGGTGGAATAGCTGTAAGAATGATAAATAATACAGGAGCGAATAGCGTAAAAGGAACATTATTAGAAGCATCATCATCCGTAGATGATGCAGTGGTAATTCAAACTAATGAAGTTGATACAATTGGAATTATGTATTCTGATGGAGTTGCAGATGGTGAGGAAGTATGGGTAGTGGTATCTGGTAAAGCACAAGTATTGCTAAAAGACGGAGTAACCGCTGTAAGAGATTACTGGGTGTTTACATCAACAACAGATGGTAGAGCAGATATGTTAATCGCTCCATCTGGTGGTACCATACAGGCATTAGAAGGTCACTTTAATGAAATAGGACATTGTGTAGAAGCTAAAGCAAGCGGAACAGATGTATTAGCTTTAGTAGTTATACACTTTAATTAGGAGGTGAACACATGGCTTATGAGTCAAATAACACAGGTCAAGATATGGATGGATTGAGATATACAGGAACAATAGGTTTAACAGCACCTTTCTCAACTCCTATGGCTTTGGCAAATACTTACTATAAAATGCTAGGTGTTTTTGGAATATCAGGCATAAATAAAGAATTTACGGCTAATGTGGATGGTTCATTAACATACAATGGCGAAGATGGCTGGTTAGAAGTAAACGGCACATCAGATGTAGCGTTAACAAGTGCGGGTAAATTAACTTATGCTTTATTTAGAAACGATGTATTAATTCCAGAAGCACAATCACCACATGATTTTGTTGCAAATGACAAATCAGAAAATATGTCAATAACAGGACCGATATACGCAGAAACAGGAGATGTATTCCAAGTATATGGACAAACAGATGTTATAGGAAATACCGTAACACCAGCAAATTTAAATGTTGTATTTAGAAAGGTATAGGAGGAAAATATGATTGACGCAAAAGTAGTAAACAGTTTATCAATGAATCAGGCATATTGTCTTCAAATAAATTCAGAGACAGATATTACAGACCCACTGATAAGAGCGAATAAAGAAATAGAGACAACTTATGAACAGGAAGTTGGTAAAATATTTGAGCGAAATGGATTGAAATACTTTGTTGTGTTTAGAGATGAAAATGCTGGTTTTATTGAGTCTTTGGACTTTAATATATTAGTTGAATTGAAAAATAAATATGCTAGTAAGTTTTTTCAATATAAAGACCTATTAGACGAATAATAATCAGGGTACTATTACTACATGCGTGGTGTGTAGTACCCTATTTTTTTAAGGAAGTGTGAAAATGAAAAATGAAAAGAAAACTGAATTGATCATGAATATCAATCAGGCTATATATTATTACTCGAATAATGCAGAATTGGTAAAATTTGGGTTAGTGTATAGTGAGAGAGCTGGAAAACAAGTAGTTGGATTCGTATTTAAGATAGATGAAAAGTATCTAGATCTCAAGGATAGATGGATGTCCAGAAAAAGATAATTTGAATGGGAGTGGTGTGAATGGGAAAAAGATCAACAGTATATAATAGTATAGTTGGGGAAAAGTATGAATTAGTAAATGAAGATAACCAAGAGTTATTGGAAGAATGGAAAGAGTACATGACATCGGTTGATAGGTCTCAAAAAACCATAGAAGGTTATAGTAGCGACTACAAAATTTGGGCAGTGTTCTGCTATGAAAATTGCAAAGATAAGTATTTCGTAGATATTACAAAACGAGATATCATAAAATTTCAAAATTATTGTTTAAAATTAGGGCATTCTCCTTCTAGAGTTAGGAGATTAAGATCAACTCTGAGCTCTTTGAGTAATTATATCGAGAATATATTAGATGATGAATACCCAGATTTTAGAAATATAATTAACAAAATAGAAGCACCAGCTATGACTAAGGTGAGGGATAAATTAGTATTAGATACGGATGAGTTTGTGGAACTGATGGATAAATTGATATCGGAGGGTAAAGAACAAGAAGCGTGTGCACTGGCTTTAGCTTGCTTTTCTGGCTCAAGGAAGGCTGAGTTGGCTAGATTTAAGGTTGAATATTTTTCTGAAGAAAATGTAGAACATGGATTATATAAAACTCCAGAGAAGATAATTTCAAAAGGACGCGGAAGTCAAGGTAAGAAAATCTATAAGTGGACGGTTAAAAGTTGCTTTGAAAAATATTTAAATATATGGCTTAAAAAACGAGATGAAATTGGGATAGATAGTGAATGGCTATTTGTTACGAAGAATGATGACGGTGAATATATTCAAGCAAAAATTTCAACATTAAATAGTTGGGCGGATACCATAACTAGAGTGCTTGGTCAGAAATTTTATTTTCATGCAGCCAGACATCATTTCACAACTTTTTTGTCGAAATTCAAGGTTCCACAACACGTAATACAAGCAATAAATTCATGGGAAAGTCTTGAAATGGTAAAAATTTACAATGATCAGGAAGCGTCTGAGGAATTTGGTGATTACTTTGGAGATGACGGAATCAAGGAATCAACGGAGGGATCAATAAATAATTTAAAATAACTTTACCGACGGGTAATTTTATATGAGACGAGGGTAGAAAATGCGACGCCCTCTTCTTTTCTTATCGCATTGAGAAAAGGAGTGTACTATGGGGAAAAGAAAAAAACATAATGAGAGAAAAAAATTTAAAAAAAGTGAATTAACAGACGAAATAATTCGATTTATATCAGAATTTGGAAGGATTCCAATAGCAAAAGATTTTGAACATTTGGATGGATATCCACATAGGAAGACATTGACAAATCATTTTGGGTCGTTCAATGATGCACTGAGAGCTGCCGGAGTCGAACCAATTAAACTAAGTAGAAAAGAACATCATCTTAAATATAATAATAAAGAATATTTGTCAAGCGCTATATTTGATTATATAGACGCAACCGGAGAAGTTCCGACGCTCAAAAAACTCATAGAATACCATTCTATGCACAGCCTAAAAAATAAATATGAAAAAATATATGGAGGTTTCAATAATGCTTTAATTGAATTGGGTCTAGAATTAAATTCAGTATCTCAATATACTGATGATGAACTTAGACAGTATTTTGAAAATTTTGTATTGAAATATAAGCGAATCCCAAGAATACATGAATTTAATAAGTCAAAAGACTATCCATCGTTTTGGTGTTATCAAAAAAGGTACGGTTCATGGAATAAAGCAGTGATTGCATATGGATATTTACCAAATGATTCAAATAGAAAATATGTATTAGATGACGGGGAAATATGTGCAAGTGCTTATGAATATGATTTTAGCATATGGTTAAAGAATAAAAACATACGATATGAAAGAAATGTACTGTATAGAAACATAGACCTTGATTATGAAGGGAAAATGGACTGCGACTATGTTATAACCATTGGAGATAATATATATTATATTGAGGTTGCTGGATTTATTTCAGAAAGAGAAAAAATAAGTGATGCCGAACAAATGTATTTATTTAAATTAAGATATAAGGAAAAATTATTACTCAGAAATGGGCTTAAATTTTTATTTCTAAAACCACACCATTTCGATGACTTCAGTTTTGAGTCTGAGACTGAATATTTTTTAAATTTGAAAGGAGAATGATATGAAAATAGAATTATTAAAAGATTTAACAATTGAGGACGAACTATTAACCGTAGAACAAATTGCATCTATGGCTACAAGAGTTAGCCAATTAGATATGCTTTCCAAAATCTACATAACACTTAATTATGTGGCGTATGATCTATCAAAATTCAACAACGAAAGCGGTGTAGATATGGTAAAAATCTATGAGTTTATTGACAAGAATTTATGGAAAGCGATCACCAGAAAAATGGGAAGAAAAAAGATTGCTTACATTAAATCATTGGCGAAAGAAAGATATTTAGAAATAAATAATCCTATTAATAAATTGGTTTTATCTGCGGATGACCTAAGTGTACTCCAAAAGATGGGTGATGAAAATGCCAAAAAAGATAATTAAAAACTACACAGAACTTTTTAAAGCCATGAATGAAATTACGTTTGTGGCTTTAACTGTGCTTGGAGATAAAGTACAAGAAATGTGGATTCAGTATACACAAGAAAGATGGTATGATAAATATGATCCAAATGTGTACGAAAGAACTTTTGCAATTTTACAAGCAATAATACAAACGGACATAATTCAAATTGGAAAAAACAAATTTAAAGTTGATGTTTATATCGATTACAATGTTATGAATGCCTACCATCCAAATACATATGGGATAATAGATGGTGAAGCAACTGTAGATTTGATAGAAAATATAGGACATGCATTCATTGGAGACACAAGGGATGGAACGCATGCATTTGAGGATATAATTGAATGGCTTAGGATGGATTACGAAAGATACTTATTATCTGAAATTCCTAAGTATGGGTACGACTTAAAATAAGGTGGTGATTTAATTGGCTGAAGATTTCAGAGTATCCCTCATAGGTGAATTAAACGAGGCAGCAACAAAAAAAGAGATAGAATCGGATTTAAAAAAGATAGAAAAAAGTGTTGGTAATATTGACATTGGTAAATTAACATCAATGAATCAAACCTTTAAAAAGACAAAAGAAGGAACAAAAGAATTAAACAAAGAGATTTTGACTTTTAAAAATTCTCTTGGACAAACAACAAGAGTGACAAAGGATGCTCAAGGAAATATTGAAAAAGTATCTCAGTCAATGAAAGTTTTAAAAACAGAGTCAAAAAAAACTACTGATACTACTAAAAAATTGACAGATGCAACTAAAGAGGGAGCAAAAGCTTCGATGTCATTTGGTCAACAAACACTCGAAGCGGCGAAAAAATTCGGAATTTGGTCAGCAGTGACCTCGATCTATTTCGCAGCAATTCGTGGACTTAAACAAATGGTGGATGAGGTTAAAAACCTTGATGACGCACTCGTAGAAATGTCAAAAGTTTCTGAATTGTCTGGAGAATCACTCCAACGATTTGGGGATATAGCAGCAGATGTAGGTAAAAAAATAAACGCAACCGCTGCTGACGTAGTTAATGCTGCTGCAGATTTCTCAAGAATGGGATTTGGAGAAGAAGAATCTCTTCGATTAGCAGAAGATGCTCTGGTATTGACTAAAATAGCAGACGGAATTACAGAAGTCGATGAAGCAACCAAGGCATTAACTTCTACATTAAAAGGTTTTAACATGGATGCGTCTGAAAGTAGACATATAATTGATGCATTGAATGAAGTTTCAAATAATTTTGCAATAAATACAGACGATTTAGCAGAAGGGCTTAGACGTACTGCCGGTGTAATGGCACAATCTAATACATCATTCGAAGAGACAATAGGACTGATCACTGGAGCGCAAGAATCTTTGCAGCAAATCGAAAAAGTGTCAAGTGGATTAATTACCATTTCTACCAGATTAAGGAAAGTGGGAGAATCTACAGAAGACGTTAATGGACTTACTGTAAAATTAGATGAAGCATTTAGAAAATACACTGATGGTGCTGTAAGAATAGAAGATGCAAATGGATCAATGAGGTCAACATATGACATATTGACTGATTTGGCACAAGTTTGGGATACATTAGATGATAAGTCTCAAGCATATTTAGGATTTTTAGCCTCAGGGACTAGGCAAACACCTGTTCTTAATTCTCTAATGAGCAATCTCAACAACACAATTAGTGCAACTAGCACAGCTATGGATTCGGCGGGTTCAGCACAAGAAGAGTTTAATAAAGTAATGAACAGCTTACAAGGTAGACTCGATAAGCTTGGTGCTACTTGGAGTAGGATCGCAACTGATTTTATTAGCAGTGGATTCTTAAAAATGTTGTTAGATATGGTAACTGAAATATCATCATTGGTTGAATCAGTTGGAATGTTGAATATAGTTTTATTGGGATTATCAGTAATATTCGCCAAAAATGCAAGCAAAATGCTGCCATTCCTAGATGGATTAGTAAGTATGGGTATTGGATTCGAAACAATAGGCATAAAAGCTACATTGGCTGCAGCCGGAGTAACCGGATTACAGATAGCCATGGGTGGAATAGCTATAGTGGTTGGTGCAGTTGCCGCTGCATTCGTAATATTAAATAAACAGCATCAAGAATTCATTAGAGACACAAAAGAATCAAATGAAGAATTAGAAATATATATAAAACAATGGGAAAAACTTAATGAAGTGCAACGTGAGAATGCCAAACTCAAGGCGAATGAAATTGTTGCAGATTTACGAACAGAATATAAAGAAGCGAAAGAAGAACTTGTAGGACTAAACGAAGAGCTTGATAGACTAGATAAAGCCCTAGAAATAGAAAACATGGGTAACCAGACTGATAATGCTGAGAATTTATCTAAAGCAGTTTCAGAGCTAAGAGATAGACAGTCAGAGTTGAATCTAGTTATAGAAACATTTGAAGATGCTTTGGCGATATCCAATGGTTCTTTAGATGAAAAAACAAAAAAAGAAAAAGAGGTACGGGAAACGTCAATTGCGTTGACCGAATCATGGAAATCTCAATTAGAAACAAATGAAGAAGTAATAAAATCTTTAAAACAATCAATTACAATTTATACAAAAGTTCAAGATAAAATTAAAGAAATTACAAAAGATTACGAATTCATGTCTGATGCGGGCAAGGAACAGGCTAGGGCATTCATACAAAATGAAATCGATAAATCGAAAAAGCTTAAAGAGGCAGTTCTTGAACGTATAAAACTCTACCAGGCTGAATTCGATGCAATGCTAAAATTGATCATGATGGGAGAAGAAACACTAACCACTGGTCAGCTTAAAAGATTCACAGAACTCAGTAGCGGAATTGGTGCACTTGTAGAACGAGTGGAAGAAATTACAATTTCTACAAATAAACTGGAATCTACTTTTGATGATATCACAAAAACTACAGAAGAAACGACCAAAGCATTAAAAGACCTTTCATCTCAAATTGAGTCAGAAAATGTCAAAGCTGTAGAGAAATACCGCGACACCATCGTCGAAGCCTTGGATGAGGAAAAAGAACTTATTGATCGTAATAAGGAAGCATGGGAGCGTGATTTTGAAGACCGTCAAACTGCTTCTGATCGATATTATGAAGATTTATTGGACTCATATGATGCTGAGACAGACGCATTAAAAGAAAAACGTGAAATTGAAGAAGAAATAGCGGATATACAAAAGACTCAAGTTGAATTAACAAAACTTCAAGAGAAATTAGCTGATATTTCCAAGCAACGTAATGTTCGCGTATTAACCGCAAGTGGATGGCAATGGGTTGCTGATCCTTCAGAAATTGCAAAAGCCAATGAAGAAATAGCAGATATGGAAGAAACTTTGGCTGAGCAACAACAGGCTAAATTAGAAGCCGATCAAGACCGTTCTAGAGAGGCTACACGTCGTCACTATGAAGAAGAAAAACTCATAGTAGATAGAGCGTTCGAAGATGAACAAACTATCGTAGAACGTGGATATGAAGATCAGTACAATACAATAGACTTTTGGCTAGATGAAATAAAAGATGAGGAATCATCAAATTATGCAGATCGTATATCCAACTTACAAACATTTGTAAATAATTACAATGCTGAAATGGCTAAGATGGGTGGAGGAGCAATAGGTACACCAAAAACTCCAACTATTCAAGATCCGGGTGGAACTCCAACATCACAAAGGGATGAAACAATCCAACAAATGAAACTGAATAGTGCTCAATGGGGTGCAGCTTCTGAGACGGAAAAGAAAAGATTAGCTGACGAAAACCTAAAGCTAGGTGGAAGTATTGGTTGGAGCAGAAATCCTGCTGGAGAATGGATAGATGAGTCTGGAAAACGTGCGTATGCGAATGGTGGATTAAATAATTATACTGGAGATGCGGCAATGCATGGAACATCAACACGTCCAGAAATGGTATTAAATAATACTCAAGCTGCTGGTTTATTTAACTTTGTAAAAAGTTTAAGCAATATGGACATGTCATCGATGATGAATAAAACACCAGTTTCATCTGGTGGAGGCGACACATATAATCTTAAAATAATGGCTCCAAATGGTGCTACATTGAGTGGATTATTAACACAAGCAAAACAAATGTCCAAACATGGGAGATAGGAGGGAATAAATGGCAATAATTTTTGAACCAATTAGACAACTTATGACACCTCAAAATACTGCAATAGACCCTTCTGTTGACAATGATTTCATTGTAGTACTAAATGGTGGTACAGGGATAGCATATAGATATAGGGTTTTTGATGTAAACAACAATTTGGTAGCAACCCCATCTACGAATCGTGTAGACCTGGGGGCTACTGTTTTTAATGGAGACTCAATACCACATACTGTAAATGGTGGAGATTTAGTGGCAGGAAATGAGTATAGATATCAGTTTGACTTATATGGAAATGACTTAACCGTCAGCTCTATTGATCTTGGAACAGATATTCTTACTGTGGCTAATCACAATTTAAACAGTGGAGATATTGTATATATCCAAAGTGATACTACATTACCACCGGGTACATCTGCATTCACTGTGTATTATATAGGTAGAATCAACTCAAATGAATTGGCATTGTATGACACTTATGAAGCCGCAAAGATTGATGGAACTAGAGTCAACATAACTGGAGCAGGAAGTGGAACTATTACAATATCAAATATAGCAATAAGTGCACAAGTAAAATTCTTTGCAAATAGCACACCATCATTAGTTTTAACCGGTGGAACTTTGACTGAACAATCAGAAGAATTTGTTCCAGTATATACACAAGCGGAATCTATACTTAACACATATTTCAATGCGTATTTATATGATTCAGATGGAAATCTTGAGGATGAAAGTGGACAAGTATTTAGTTCTGATGTTCGATATACATTTAGTGGATTAAGAAGCGGGCTTTCATATAAAGTTCAATTTATAGCAGTAAACGCACGAAGTCAAACTTCTGATACTGGATTGGTGGACTTTGATGTAACTTATGCTACACCTAGTATTGGCATAGAACCTACGGTGACAAATCAAGAAAATAGATCATCAGTATTAGTTGAATGGGCAGACATAGTGCAAATTATTGGATCGATAACTGGTTCAAGTTCATATGTTGACGATTTTATGGAAGCGGGAAATACCGCATTAAACATTACATCCGGTTCATTACTCGAATTTACTGGGTTAACAATTGAAGGCGATCAAACATTAGCATTTATTTGGTATCCAGATACAACAGGGTATAGTGGAGACATAGTAAAAATGGAAAACACTACCTCTGGAGATTATTTAACTGTGTCTTATGATGGAACTAGATTTTCTAGAGATATAAATGGAGTAGTTTTTAATGAACCAAATCAAGCATTAGTTTCAAATCAGGTTTATTTAATTGCAATTACATCTCAAAAGTTATTTATAGTGGATTTCACAACAATATAAAAGGAGGATAATATGAGCGGTTTAGGCAATTTCTTCTTGGGCGTAACGCCCTTGCAGTCTTTCAACCCAGTAGTACCTCCTGGAGTTTCTTATGACAAGATAACATTTTATGGTGGAAATACTGGAACAACAATAGACTCCGTATGGGGCAGAAACGAAATAATAGATGATGAAGTAATAGAAGGTTATAATTTGGTAACATATATACCGGAATGGACAACTTCTACATATATGTTGGCATTGTTCGACAACACGTTGGATGCTGGTAATATTTCTGGATTGACATCGCCAATTCTTACATGGCAAATATTCAGACAAGACCCAGACCAAACACAACTCAGACTTTTAGCAGAAGTAGATGTTTCTGAAACTTCATATGAAGATTTTAGAGCGTTAGTAAATAATAATTACAGATATTTAATATTTGGTAAGAGTGCAACTGAGATTTCAAATCCTTTGACAAGTGGATTTATAACACCAGAGCATTATGGTTGGTTTTTAATAGATGCCACGGATGAGATTCCTTATAAATTTGATTTAAACACAACTAGTGGTTCTAATCAAACAGATGAAGACTATACTGAGTTTAATACAAACAATAGGACTAATTCATTTAGTAGAGGAAATAGAAATGCTAAGAGAAATACAGTTAGTGCAGTAATCAAAGATGAAACACAATGTTTAACTATTGATCAAACGAATGAATTACTTAACCAATTTAACACATTTATAACAAGTACAAAGACTAAATATGTAAAAGATAGAAGAGGTAGAATTTACAAAGTGTTTACATTTGGTGAATCAGAACCTCAATGGAATGAAAATATATTAGATCAATTAGTTAGAGTTACATTTAGCTATGTGGAAAGTGGAGATGTATTTGAATAGGGAGGGATTTGATGGCTACATTACAAGATTATTTAGCATACTTAGATAGACCAGAAAAACGTCCCGTGTATAAAGTTGAATTACTTAGAAAAGAAAATGAAGAACCTTACGCCAGTATTGAGGGAGACCTAGAGAATAACTCAGGGTCTCTTAATATTAGTTTTTCGGAAGGGGTTAGACGTACATGTAATTTCACATTACAAAACTTTGATTTACAATATATACCACTAATAAAAGATATTAATATAGCAAGTAAATTCAAATTATATCTTGGGTTTAATATTGATGGAGAGAATTTCTATCCTCAATCACAAGGAGTATTTTTCTTTGATGACCCTTCTTTAACAAGTGCTAATGCCAGTAGGACAGTTTCTATTGGTGGGACGGATAAATTTGCTGGATTAAATGGTGGAAATGGTGGAATTCTAGAAGGTACATATACTGCAGATTCTGGCACTAAGGTTTCACAGATTGTCAGAAGTGTACTTGCACTAGATATAGTTAGAGACCCAATTGAACCAATAATTGACGAGTCGCTTGAAGATTTGACGATACCTTATGATTTAACAAAAGAGATGGGTGAAACAGTTTCTAGTATATTGTTTGATGCTGCTTTTGCAATATCGGCATATGTTTATTACGATGAAAATGGGGCATTAAATTTAAAACCATTGAAACAAGATAATCAGAAGGGTGTTGTATATAGTTATACATATGATAATGTCAATTACCTTGGAAGCGGAAAACGAATTGGATTAAGTCAGTTGTATAATGCAACTGTTATTATAGCAGACAATACACAAAATAGTAGTATACCTCTTTATTATGAGGCGGTAAACAATGATCCGAGTGACATCAACTCAGTAGTTAACTCAAAGAAAAAAGTTAAGAAAATTGTTGATTATATCAAAGGGATAACTACCGTTGATGAAATAGAAATAAGAGGAGAATGGGAGCTTAGAAAAGTATCAGCGTTAGGCTCAAGTTGGAGTATAAATAGTGTTCCATTTTATCATCTTGATGTAAATCAAGTAGTTACAGTCGGTGATGAATATGTTGATTCAGACTTTGAAAGATCTTTAATAAATAGTATTTCAATACCAATTGGAACTGGTGGAACAATGACTATAAATGCAATCAAGACAGTTGAATAGGAGGTGTACGGGTGAATGATTATCAAGAAGCTGAATTGCTGAATGAAGTCCAGAAAGAAATGATGTACAAACTATTTGACATTTGGGCAAGAGAAAACAGATTAACTCAGCAGAAGGTTGCTATAGTGGCAACTGGTGGAGTTGCAGATGCTACCGCTACTGTATATTTTCCTCCTGATTTAGTAACTGTGAGTAGTCCATTTAAAAATAAAACAGGAAGAACTTTGGTCAACGGTGAAAAAGTATATATACTTTTAAAATACAAAGAGAGCGATCAAGGATGGATTATAGATTAAAAGGAGGTTTGGTATGGCAAAAGGAAATTTACCAAATGATGTAAGTTCCGGTGTACCTAACGTCGGAAATTTAACAAGTGAACAAATAGAATATAATAGACTATATAATTCATTAACTAGAACACAAACTGGAGAGGGGAAATACCCATCACCATCAGGTACATCTCCTAGTTCTGGCTTGA